GAACATTTACAAAAGAAGGTGAAGTAGTACCAACTACTGACGCTGGAAAAGATGGTGAGGCAGAGTTAGATTTATCTAAACCTGATGAACCTGTGGATAACGGAACACCAGATACCATGGTAGGAGTAGATGTAAATGCAGGTGAGCAGAATAATTAAAGAGAATCTTTTTATTGATTCTAAAACATATAGCAATCTTTCGCCTAATATGAAAGATGCTGTAAAAGATGTCTTTAAATTTGTAGAACAAGGTAAAGGCAACGTAGTAGAAAAGTTTGATGAAGCAATTAAGACAGTTGCTAGTTTACATAATTTAAGTATTAAACAAATAGAAGATTACTTTGATAAAGAAGTAATAGAAAAATTAGGAGAAAAATAAATGGCACAAACATTTATAGTTAAAGGTGATGTTGTCACAAATCCCTCTGATAATGATTTTGGTAGAGCAGTATTTGTTAGAATTACAGCAACTGGCGACACAACTGGAACACTTGAAGAATCAGATGGTAGTACAGGAATTGGACAATTTTATTTAGAAAACGGTGATACAGTTATCATTGAAAAACACCCAGCTGAAAAAATTACTTGCGCAACTTCAAAAGCAAGTGCAGTTGGTTCACCGAGAGGCTAATGACAATTACTGCTACAAAACTAACTGATAATAGTTTTAACATTATCGTTAAAGCGAATGGGGTTGGAAGTGAAGACGAACAGACTTTAGTTGATGTAGTAAACTCAAACAATGCGACTTCGGAACCAAAAGTTTCAATCGCAGATATTCATTATGAAATATTAGGTACAGGTAAATGTACGATATTTTTTAAGAATGATAATGAGAAAAAAGTAGAGATAGAAGGTCGTGGAAACTACGGTCTAAAACCTACTGAAGAAAGAATTAAAGATGCGATAGGTGATATATTATTAACCAGCGATTCTAATGTCACAAGTTATAATGTGGTTATAGAAGCGCAAAAAGAATCAGGATATACAAGTTAATGGCTGACACAGTAACAACACAAACAATAGCAGACACTTCGGGTGTTAAATTTGTAGCGAAACTAACAAATTTATCCGATGGTTCTGGCGAGACACTAGTTAAAAAAATAGACGCATCTGAACTTACGTTTATGAGTGAAGATGGTAATAGATCAATCGCTAGAGTATATTATTCTATAAACACATCTGATAGAAAATCAGGTGTAGAGATATTGTGGGATGGCGCAACAAATGCGACTGCTTTATTCTTATCTGGTCAAGGTTTTATGGACTTTAGAACAGATGGTAATAGTATTCCGAACAATGCTACAACACCAACTGGTGATGTATTGTTGTCAACTAAAAACTTTGCGAGTGGCGATAATTATACAATTATTGTTGAGTTTAGATAAAAATTTGTATAAATATATAACATAAGAGAGAGAATTATGAAGCTAATTTCCGAAGAGATAAACAACGCCGAATATATCGTTGAAGAAAAAGACAACGGTAAAAAAGATTACAAGATTAAAGGTATCTTTTTACAATCTGATATTAAAAATAGAAATGGAAGAGTCTATCCAAAAGACGTACTTGAAAAAGAAGTAAAAAGATATAATCAGGAATTTATCAATAAAAAAAGAGCATTTGGTGAGTTAGGACACCCTGACGGACCAACAGTAAACCTAGAAAGAGTTTCCCATATGATTACGAAACTTTATCCAGATGGTAGAAACTTTATTGGTGAAGCAAAGATAATGAACACGCCTTATGGTAAGATTGTTAAAGGTCTTATTGATGAGGGCGCTCAACTTGGTGTTTCAAGTAGAGGTATGGGTTCATTAGTCCAAAGAGGTGGTTTTAACTATGTAAAAGATGACTTTTACTTGGCAACAGCCGCAGACATTGTCGCTGATCCGTCAGCCCCTGACGCTTTCGTAGAAGGTATCATGGAAGGCAAAGAATGGGTTTGGGATAATGGCGTCTTAATAGAGAAAGATATTGAGGCGTGGAAAATGGAGATATATAAGGCGAGAAAACGGGAAGTACAAGAAACAAAGATGAAAGTCTTTGAAAACTTCCTTAAAAAGCTCTAATCTTATAAATATCCTATAACGAAACAAAAATAAACGTTTATTTTTATAAGGGAGATTTCAATGGCCGAAACAGATAAAAAAATTGAGGCAATGGAACAGGAAGTTAGCGAAGCGAGTGTAAACCCGCAAGCTGATGCTCCGAAGAAGAATGCTGTAGCGGCAGAACCTTCGCATATCGCCAAAATGGCAGATTACGAGGATCTAGGCGCAGCAGTTGTTAAACCAACTGACAGTAATCCTGACGCTTCAAAAAAAATCAATCAAGTTTCTGGTGACGCTCAACAAAAAAACCAAGGTGCTGCTGATGCAATGCCTAAGTTAAAAGAGGGTTCAAAAGAAACTGAAACTCCTAAAGATAAAGAAGACAAAGCTGAAGCAATGCACGATAAAGAAGATGACAAGAAAAAAGATATGAAGGCTGGATATATGAAGGCTGACATGCACGCTGACAAAAAAGACAAAATGATGAAAGCGGGCTATCATAAAGAAGAATCTGAACTTGACATCAAAGCCGATGTTGATGCATTAGTTGGTGACTCTGATTTATCTGAAGAGTTTAAACAGAAAGCTGCAACAATCTTTGAAGCTGCGATTAAAGCAAAAGTCAAAGAAGAATCTCAAAGATTACAAGGCGAGTATGAAACTAAATTAAAAGAAGATACTGAAACTCACAAAGCTGAACTTGTTGAAAAAGTAGACTCATACCTTAACTACGTTGTTGAGGAATGGATGCAAGAAAACAAGATCGCTATTGAGAGAGGTATCAAAGGCGAAATTGCTGAGGACTTTATTGGTGGTTTGAAAAAACTATTTGAAGATCACTACATAGATGTTCCAGATGAAAAATATAATGTGCTTGAAGATCAAGCTTCTAAAATTGAAGACCTTGAAAAGAAACTTAACGAAGAAATAGATAAGAATGTTAAATTAAACAAAGACAATGGTGAGTTAAAGAAAGAAGAAATCATAGCGAAATCTTCTGAAGATTTAACTGACGTTGAGGCTGAGAAATTTAACAAACTTGCTGAAGAAGTTGAGTATTCTAACGAGGAAGACTTCACATCTAAAGTAAAAACTATTAAAGAGTCTTACTTTAAAAAAGAAGAAGTTAAATCTGATGATATAGATGATGTGGCGGTAAGCGATGGCTCTGCGCAAGATCCTGCGGAGTTGACAAACAGCATGGCTGCTTATAGCGCCGCTATAAGTAAAACAAAAGACATTAAATTGTCTAACAAATAATAATATAGAGGGAGAGAAGACGATATGTACTTATCTGAAACTTACGAAAAAAAATGGCAGCCAGTCCTAGAACACCCTGATTTACCAAAAATCTCGGATTCTTACAGACGTGCCGTTACAGCTACTATCTTGGAAAACCAAGAAAGAGCACAAAAAGAAGACGCTGCATTTATGACAGAAGCTGCTCCTACTAACGCAACAGGTTCAGGCGTATCCAATTGGGATCCGATCTTAATCAGTTTAGTTAGAAGAGCAATGCCAAATCTAATTGCATACGACATTGCAGGCGTTCAGCCGATGACAGGTCCAACTGGACTTATCTTCGCAATGAGAAGCAGATTTACTTCACAAACAGGAAACGAAGCATTGTTTGATGAAGCAGATACTGATTTCTCTGCTAGAAACGCAGCAGGTGATTCAACAACTGGCCAAGAGGCTGGCGCAACTGGTAATGAAGCTGGAGGACACTCTGGTTCTAACCCTGCGTTATTGAACGACTCACCAGCAGGTGCTTTCCAAAAAGGTACTGCAATGACAACTGCTACTGCTGAAGCATTAGGAGACGACTCATCAAACAACGTATTTGCTGAAATGGCTTTCTCAATTGAGAAATCAACAGTAACTGCGAAGTCTAGAGCTCTTAAAGCAGAATACACTATGGAACTTGCTCAAGACCTTAAAGCAATCCACGGTTTAGATGCAGAAACAGAACTAGCAAACATTTTATCTGCTGAGATCCTTGCGGAAATCAACAGAGAAGTTGTTAGAACTGTTTACATCAACGCTGAAAAAGGTGCATCTGCTAACACAGGTACAGTAAACACTACTACTGAGGGTATCTTTGATTTAGATACAGACTCAAATGGAAGATGGTCAGTTGAGAGATTCAAAGGACTAATGTTCCAAGTAGAAAGAGAAGCTAACGTGATCGCACAGAGAACAAGAAGAGGAAAAGGTAACATGATTATCTGTTCTTCAGATGTTGCCTCTGCATTACAAATGGCTGGTGTACTTGACTATGCTCCTGCATTAAACAATAACCTAAACGTTGACGACACAGGCAACACTTTTGCTGGTGTATTAAACGGTAGATTTAAAGTGTACATTGATCCATATTCTGCGAACAATACTGCAAAACAGTATTTCGTAGTTGGATACAAAGGTACATCACCATATGACGCTGGATTATTCTATTGTCCATATGTACCTCTACAAATGGTTAGAGCAGTTGGTCAGGATACTTTCCAACCGAAAATCGGTTTCAAAACAAGATATGGCTTAATTGCTAATCCGTTTGCTGAAACTGGTGCACAATCAGGTGCTGCAACTGCAGTAAATGATGACGGTTCTGCTAACTCAAACAGATACTACAGAAGAGTCCAAGTGGCTAATCTTATGTAATCTTTGGGTTATACCAATATCAAAAAAGGCGATCTTTATGGTCGCCTTTTTTATTTCTACTAAATACTAATATGAAAAACGTACTTAAAAAATACTTGTGGATATTCTCAATTACTGCGGGTTTACTAACTGCGGCAATATTATTATTTCCTGATAAGAAAAATAGACTAGAATTTATAGAAGAAGAAATTGAAAAAGTACAAACACAACAAAAAATACTTACTGATAAAGAAAAAGAACTAGAAAAATTAGCCACTGAAAAAGATTGGGAAGAAGTGGATAAGGATACTAATAAATAGTAATATGACAACAATAAACTCATTAAGTCGTCAACCTACAAAACTAGACTACGCATCACCTACACAGTTTAAGTTTAGTATTCAAAAATTACCTAAGGTAGAATACTTTTGTACATCTGTAAATGTTCCTGGTATAGAGTTATCATCAGGTGGTATACAAGGTACTATGTTAAAAGACATACCATTACCTGGAAACAAACTAACTTACGAGCCATTACAAATGAGATTTTTGGTAGATGAAAATTTAGAAAATTTCCAAGAAATACACGGTTGGTTAGTAGGTCTAGGTTATCCTAGAGATCACACAGAATTTCAAAATTTACTAGCATCAGGTACAGATAGATTTCCTGGTAGA